GAGAGTACTGGAGTGATACCTTTTTTAAAAGTAGTAGATGCAGAAATGTTAGCATTTTCGCAAGGTATAACTCGAAGGGGTAGTTATGCAGCTTATCTACATATGAGTCACCCCGAAATAGAGGAGTTTTTAGATGTTCGTAAACCAACAGGTGGTGATACGAATCGCAAGTCTATCAATCTTCATCATGGTGTGGTGGTTCCTGATTCATTTATGGAGCTCATCCACAGCGCAGGAAAGTATCCTGACTTTGATGATAGCTGGGACTTGGTGGATCCTCACTCAAGACAGGTCAAAAAAACAGTAAGTGCTCGTGCTTTGTGGGTTAAACTCCTACAGAACCGAATGGAAACTGGAGAGCCTTACATTATGTTTGAAGACGCTGTTAATGCGGAAATACCTGACTTCCAGAAAAAGAAAGGCTTAGAAGTACACCACTCAAATCTCTGTAGTGAGATTACTCTGGCTACAGATGAAGAAAGAACGGCTGTGTGTTGTTTATCTTCCGTCAACTTAGAATACTATGATGAATGGAAGAACCACCCAGCCTTTATTCCAGACCTAGTGAGAATGTTAGATAATGTATTAGATGACTTTATCGCTAGAGCACCTGACCAATTACACAGAGCTAAATTTTCTGCTATGCGGGAAAGAAGTATTGGTCTNGGTGCTATGGGGTATCATGCTTATTTACAGAANATGGCAGTACCATTTGAAAGTATGCAAGCGACCTCAGTGAATGTAGAAATGTTTGACCNTATCAAGCATGACGCAATGGAAACAACAAAGAAACTAGCAGTAGAAAAAGGTGCTTGCCCAGATGACGATTCTTGCAAAGTAAGAAACGCACATCTTCTTGCAATCGCACCGAACGCTTCTTCTAGTATTATATGCGGTAATACAAGTCCAAGTATTGAGCCTTTTAGGGCTAACGCTTTTACACAGAAAACTAAGTCAGGAAGTAATTTGTTAAAAAACAAGTTCTTAATTGACGTTCTTAAAAAGCATGGACAAGATACTGATGATATCTGGAAAGGTATTATCATGCAGAGAGGTAGTGTACAACACCTAGACTTCTTAACACAAGACGAAAGAGATACTTTCAAGACTGCTGTTGAGATAAATCAAGCATGGTTAATAGAACACGCTGCAGAAAGACAGGAATTTATCTGTCAATCTCAGTCACTAAATCTATTCTTCCCGCCTGATGTAAATAAAGGTGATTTACACTCTGCGCACATGTTAGCATGGGCAAAAAACCTAAAAACGCTTTACTATTTACGTAGTGAGGCAATTTCAAGAGCAGACAATGTAACTACTGAAGCAAAGAGAGAAATCATATTTGAACAAGAAGAATGTCTAAGTTGTGAGGGATAAAGATGAGTTTATTAAAAGAAAGAGAATATTATAAGCCTTTCCAGTACCCGTGGGCATTTGAGAATTATAAGAAACAACAACAAATGCACTGGATGCCGGACGAAGTGCCGCTACAGGACGATATTAAGGATTATAAAGAAAAATTAAGTGAAGGCGAAAGGACGTTATTAGATAACATCTTTAAGTTTTTCACTCAGGCAGATGTAGATGTGTGTGGAGGCTATGCCCAGCACTACTTACCTACATTCAAACAGCCAGAAGTAAGAATGATGTTAGTTGCTTATGCATCTATGGAGGCAGTCCATCAGGAAGCATATTCCCTTCTACTAGAAACTTTAGGTAAGTCGGAAGACATGTACCAAGAGTTTTTTGATATTGGCGCTATGATGGAGAAACATGAGTATCTACAAGATTTCAACATGGAAACTCCATATGACATGGCAAAAACAATGGCAGTATATAGTGCGTTTACAGAAGGAGTACAGTTATTTAGTAGCTTTGCTATTCTTCTTAACTACCCAAGACATAACTTAATGAAAGGAATGGGACAAATTGTTACATGGAGTATTCGTGATGAATCACTACATGTAGAAGGTTTGTCAAAACTATTCAGAACTTTCATGCAGGAAAATCCCGAGTTATGGACTGATAAGTTAAAATACGAGATATATTGTGCCGCTGAAAAAACAGTAGAGTTAGAAGATAACTTTATTGACATTTGCTTTGATAAAGCAGATGTACCTGATTTAACTGCAAAAGAAGTCAAAGAATATATTAGATATATTGCTGACAGAAGGTTACTAGGTATCGGTATGAAGAAAATATTTCATAGTACAGAAAACCCATTACCTTGGATTGACATGCAAGTCAACGCAGTTGAGCATACCAACTTTTTTGAAAACCGTGCTACCGAGTATGCTAAGGCGAGTACACAAGGAAATTGGCAGGATATATTCAAATGAGCGAAGAAATTCAAACAATCACTATTGATGGAACTGAGTACGTAATTGACCAGTTAAGCGAAGACCACAAGTCTATAGTAAACCATATTCAAGTAGCGGACATGGCATGTCAGCAGAAGCAGACAGAAATTGCAATCTTAACTACAGGAAGACAGGCTTACATTAACCAACTTGGGGAAGAACTTAGCAAGGAAGACAAGGGATTCACTCCAGAAATAGTAAACAATAGTAGTACCTAATGCAAATCTTCATAGGGTATGAAGAAAATCACCCGGAAATGTATGATGTGTGTAAGGCGAGTATCGAAAGATTCTCGTCTTTGCATACTATACGTCCGTTAAGAAAAACAGCGTTACAGGATATTGGTGCGTACGCTAGACCTTTTCAGGGCGAAGCTACGGACTTTGCTTTCACTAGATTTCTTATTCCGTTTTTGGCAGACTACTCTGGTTATGCTCTATTTTGTGATGGAGATTTTATCTGGAGATGTGACCCAGCAGAATTAGAACAGTATCAAAGTGAAGAGCATGACGTTCACGTAGTAAAGCACCCTGAACTTATTACAAAACAAAACATCAAAATGGACGGCAAAGTAAATCGTCCATATCCTTACAAATACTGGTCATCTTTAATGTACATCAACTGTGATGAAATGGAGATAGACCCCGACTATGTAAACAAAGCCCCAGCGGGTGATTTGCATGGTTTCAAATGGACAGACAAACCTATCGGTAGTCTGCCCGCAACTTATAACAATATGGTAGGGTATTATGATATTCACAACCCAAAGGCAGTTCACTTTACAGATGGCGGACCGTGGTTGAAAGGATATGAAAATGTACCTTATGCAGATGAATGGAGGGCTGTCCTTGAAGAAACAAGACGATCAACATAGTTTCCTAGCACATAGGAGAAAGCAAGAAGCAGACCACCACAACAGGCTATCTAACGAAGAGCTAAACCCCATAAATTCAATACTTACAGTCGAAGTAAATACTACCGAACTTTGTAATCGAACTTGTGTGTTTTGCCCGAGACATGACCCTGAAGTTTTTGGGAACAGAAACTTGCATATGACTCCGAAAGGAGCAGCAAGGATTGCCGAAGAACTTGCACGTAATGACTATCGTGGGAAGATCTCTCTTAGTGGTTTTGGAGAAAATTTACTCAATCCACAGTTTCGAGAAGTAGTTAAAAGTTTTAGAACACATCTTCATTCCAACATAATCGAGTGCAATACTAATGGGGATAGATTAACGCCTAAGTATGCAAGTGACCTTTTTGAGAATGGTTTATCCTTGCTATACATTAACCTGTATGACGGTGCGCATCAGACGTACACATTCGATAAAGTTATGAAGGATATTCCAGGAGACAGGTACAAATACCGAATGCACTGGAGTATGAAAGATCATGGTCTCATTCTCAATAATAGAAGTGGGACAATAGACTGGCTGGGCATAGAGGAGAGCGATATCAAATCTTTGCAAGGAAAGCCATGTCATTATCCTTTCTACAAGATGTTTGTAGACTGGAACGGAGATGTTCTCTTTTGCTCTAACGACTGGGGTAGAGAACATATAGTAGGAAATTTATTAAACGACACGCTAATGAATGTCTGGTTTGGCAAACCAATGAAGAAAATTAGACGTAGACTAGCAAAAGGGGATAGAAGTCACTCACCATGTAATACGTGTAGTGTAGATGGCTCTCTATTTGGAAAACAATCATTCGATATGGTACAACAATATGAGAATAGCAATAACAGGTAGTACAGGACTCGCAGAAGCTATAGCGGGTGCATTACGTACTGTAGAAGATAACATAGTAACTCCTAGGATAGACGATATTGTCATGAATGGGACAAATTGGTTTGGGTTTGATGCAGAGAATCCAAATCATGTAGACGTTTTAATTAACCATGCCCATAGAGGGTTTGACCAAACAAGAATACTTGAGATAGCTTATAGAGCTTGGAAAAAAGATAGTAGTAAGTATATAATCAATATATCCAGTAGAGCTGCAGAACCAAATATTTCACAGGGGTATATGTATGCCTCTCAAAAAGCTTCTCTCAATCATCTCTCTAGCAATCTTACCTATAATAGTGACAAACGCTGCAGAATAACAACAATCAATCTCGGGCTACTAGAGAACGCAGATGTTCCTTCTGTAAAACATAAAGAAGTGGCAGATATTGTCAAATGGCTAATTAGAATGGCAGAATTTACAGAATTAGAAGTACCGGAGATAACAGTACAAAACAGGGCAAATTATAGAGATGTTCAATCAGATAAAGAAGCAATCAGGGATTTAGAATGGCTACTGCAGAATTAGTACTAGGATTACTAGAAAATAAAAATGTTGTCTTAGTAGGAAACTCAGTAGAAATTTTAAACTACAAGAAAGGAGAATTCATTGACAGTCATGACGTTGTTATACGTATGGGAAAAGGGTTGCCTCGTGAGAAGCATTTGTTACAGTTGGGTACTAAAGTGGATATATGGGCGACCGGATTCTTAAGAGCCCAACAATTAGCTGAACGTCCTAACTTAGAGAACGTACCAAAACTACTGAATCGTACACGAATAAATCTTAATAGCGCTAAAGAATTGGATAAAGCATTGATTGGAGAGTTCCACACAATGTTTACTGATGCAGAGTTACTTGATATTTATAATGAATTTGGGTATGAGAATAACGTACTGTTAGGAAGACCATCTAATGGATTCATAACCTTACTATGGCTAATAAAGAAAGCATGGGTTTGGAAGAGTCTTACTCTTGTTGGTTTTGACTTCTTTGCCAAAAAAGCCCCATTTAAAGTAGGTGCAGCTTACCCGAATAGTTGGCATTTGCCTAGAAATACAGTTGATGAGATTCCTCACAACGTCCCCGCAGAAAGAGAGTACGCTTTAGAAATGTCCCGCAATGGGATTATTAAGTGGGAAATTCTTTCTGACCTAAAAGAAGAAATCTTAGAAGATTAAGTATCTTTTCGACTGAATAGTCGTATAATCTGTGTTGAAATTTTTGACTCTTTGATTGATTGCGTGACGCAATATAGCCAAAGTTTAAACATTTGTTTTTCAGTTAAAGTAATCATATATAATTTATCCTATTATATCTTGCCTAGCAAGTACCCTGCTTCTACTATTTTTCGTAAATATTTTTTCTGCTTATCAGCTTTCTGTAAGATTCGCTCATTAAACCCTTCCCTTCTTCGGTTAATTGGGATTTCATCGATAAGTTTACTCCACATATCCCAAGGTACAGCCATATAGAATAACGTTGGCAGTTGATGGTACTCTATAAATAGCTCTGCAGTATCCATGCTCAACGAAAATGCTTTTCTCATCATAACATTATGGTTTATAGTGTCTTTAGGTCCAATAGATTCTTTCTTAATTAGTTCATCAACATTCATATCAAAGTACATAGGCATATACCCATGATTACTTTCTTTTAGATATTTAAACATTTCATCGTTGTTAGCTGAAAGAATGTATGAGTCTGTCTTATTCAGAAACTCACCCGAGCCTGGTATTTGATATTCATTTGCTTTTCCATTTATTAGGAACATCTGATGAGGGTTACATGCCTTAAACTTTTTCCAGTTTACTAACATAAAGTCTAGTTCATGGTCGTCTTTCTTTGCTTCTAGCCCTAGTATCTGGTAATAATTACCATAGAATTTGTGGTCAAAGTACTGGTGTTTTCTAGAGAAATAGACTACTCTATCCCCCATTTGTGAGACAGTTGGAATATTCTTTCCAATATCTCCATTAAATATCCTACAACCTTTTGTATGTACTATAACTCTTTCTATTGGGCCACCCGGTGGTTGTTTGTCTTTCCAATGTTCTCTGAATTGAGATAAGACTCTAGCCATTCTATGTGAGTTTTTACCCTTGAAAGAATATGGAGTCTGATAGCTATGAACTTCTCTAAAGTTTGCTAGTGCCCACCTAATAGTTGGCTCCATATTTTCGATAAGTAGACCCCTCCTATTAAATAGGTGAATTCGGAAGTTTTCGTCATTCTTCAGTAAAGAAGCAAGAGTAAACTCAGTATTTATTTCCTCTACGAGGATTATTATATCTATCATTTTAATGTATATTCCCAAAATTGTTCGAGATATCTCTCGACACGTTCCTCTGCATCATCGTCATAATGAAACACTATGCCAGATCTTTTACTAGAAAGTATCTTTAAAAGTGCAGTTCTAGAACCGCAGGATTTTCCCGCTATTCCTTGATAAATTGCCTCGTAAGTTAAATGATTCTTCTCTCTAGCTACTCTAGGAGTTGCTATTGAATGAATATTTTTACCTAGAAGCAGTCCTTCTATGCCCATCTGACTATTTGGGCAAAATGCTAAGTCAGTACATTTTGCAAGTATCTCTGACCCACCATACTTTTTATTTAATACCTTGTCAGCGCCATAACGTTGCTTATATTTAGCAACCCATATGTGTGCCGTAATAGGGTGTGGCTTAACTATAAAACCTTCTTTAACCTTTTGGTCAAGTTTCTTCCAATCCATTACATTCTTTCCGCCTTGTATTAAGTTACTACCTGGTGGAAACACTACTTTGTCGTATGTCTCATGATTTATTTGTAATGAATACTTGTTTCCTAGATTATCAATAATTTTCTGTATTCTTTCTTCGTCTATCTTAATATCGGAATCAGCAATACTATGCATTATTCTATCATTTATCTTTATAGTGTTAACACGAATAAAGATTCCATCTCCTAGAAAATCAGTATATAAGAAGTTTCTAATAGTTCTTATTTCATTTGTATTATACCAAAGGTCAAATTCAAACTTTACATTTCTATGAGTCTTTGGTAGTACCCTTCTTTGAAACTCTAGCATTGTTGCCAGCCTTTCTTTAGGTGGCATACAACTTCCAGATTTCATAAAGTGCGTTGGAACATCACCTAATTCTTCGTTTGTTGATAAAGCATCTAAAGCCATTAGTTTGCCTTTATTGCTTGTGATAGTTTCCAAACTTGAGCTTCGAGATCTTTTATTCTTTCCTCGTTCTCTCCTATCGTATCAAAGAGAGCCGACATTAGGTTCTCCATTTTTCTGTTAATATACTCGGGCGTAATCTCATCTTTACGATAATTTTTAGTCCAATGCTCTTTCTTTTCTTGTGGTTTAGGCTGTGCCATATTTTAGCTCCATTGTGATCCGTCCCAATATGAGGCACCGATGTCTGAAGCGCTTGATACTTCAGTATCGAATATAGTCCCAGCTTGTGACGCTGTTATTCTTTCAAAGATATTTGTAGCTGTTGCAGTTGCAATAGTTGTCAAATGTTCTGTGGTTATTGTTGTATCTGTCACCCTAGTAGTACCAAACGTACTAGTAGTATCTCTAGTGGTGGAGAATACTGACCCTGTTGTGCTAGAAGTTTCAAACGTTGTTGAAGTCGATCTAGTAGTGTCAAAGTTACAAGTTGTAGACTTACTCGTTGAAGTAGCTCTTGAACTTGCTGTGCTAGTCGTAGTATCGAAAGTACAAGTAGTTGATTTACTTGTTGAAGTCGCTCTAGAACTAGCTGTTGTTGTTGTTGTATTAAAGGTACAAGTTGTATCTCTTGTAGTACCAGTTGCTCTTGAACTTGCAGTAGACTTAGTAGTCTCATATGTGCAAGTAGTTGTTTTACTTGTCGACGTAGCTCTAGAACTAGATGTACTAGTCGTAGTATTAAACGTACAAGTGGTTGACCTAGTAGTATCAGTAGCTCTGCTGGTCAATGTTCCTAATGTTGTAGCGTATACTGTGGCTGTTGACAACGTAGTTGAAGTAGCTCTTGAACTTGCAGTAGACTTAGTAGTGTTGTATGTACATACTGTAGACTTACTTGTTGAAGTAGATCTTGAACTTGCTGTCGTAGTAGTTGTGTTATACGTTGTAGAAGTAGATAAACTTGTTGAAGTAGCTCTTGAACTTGCAGTCGACGTAGTAGTATTAAACGTACTAGTTGTAGACTTACTTGTTGAAGTAGATCTCGAACTTGCTGTCGTAGTAGTAGTGTTATACGTAGTTGTTGTAGACCTACTAGTTGAAGTTGCTCTAGAACTTGATCTAGAAGTAGCAAAAGTCGTTTCATAAGTTGTAGTTCTAGCAGTATTTGTATTAAAGGTTGTAGTTACTACAATATTCGTTACCCTAGACGTACTAGTATTATAACTAGTAGATATTGAATCTACGTGTGTTACTTTACTTGTGTTAGTATTATAACTAGTAGATATTGAATCTACATTAGTTAGCTTACTTGTATTAGTATTATAACTAGTAGCTATCGAATCTACATTAGTTAGTCTACTTGTATTAGTATTATATGAGGTGTTATTTGTTCCAGTAGTCGAGTTGGTAAACGCAGTATTATACGAAGTATTTGTGTTATTCGTATGTGCACCTGTGTTGTTAGTGAAAGTACTTTGGTAACTAGTATTTGTGCTATTTGTATGGGCACCTGTGTTGTTAGTAAACGTACTTTGGTAACTCGTATTCGTGTTATTTGTGTGAGCACCTGTGTTGTTAGTGAAACTTGTAGTATACGAAGTATTCGTATTATTAGTATGCGCTCCAGTATTGTTTGCAAACTGACAAGCATATGATGTATTCGTACTTCTAGTAGTGTTCGTAGCGTATGATGTATTCGTAGACCTTGTAGTATTCGTATTGTTAGTGTGTGCACCAGTATTATTTGTAAACGTACTTTGGTAACTAGTATTTGTATTGTTTGTAAAGGTACAAGAATATGATGTATTCGTTGAGTAACAAGTATTTGTACTATTAGTAAAGCCTGTGTTATTTGTATGCGCCCCAGTGTTTCTAGCAGTGTTCGTATTGTTTGTAAAGGTACAAGCATACGAAGTATTTGTACTATAACAAGTATTCGTACTATTAGTAAAGGTACAAGCATATGATGTATTCGTACTATAACTAGTATTCGTACTATTAGTAAAGGTACAAGCATATGATGTATTCGTTGAGTAACAAGTATTTGTACTATTAGTAAAGGTACAAGCATACGAAGTATTTGTACTATAACAAGTATTCGTACTATTAGTAAAGGTACAAGCATATGATGTATTCGTTGAGTAACAAGTATTTGTATTATTAGTAAAGGCACAAGCATATGATGTATTCGTACTGTAACAAGTATTTGTAGCTACTGTATTATTTGTGTTATTTGTATGTGCACCAGTATTATTTGTAAACGCAGTCGAATACGTAGTATTTACAGCCGGTTCTGTTGTTCTACTTGTTGGTAAGTCAATTGATGTCCAACCAATCTCAAAGTCAATATAAACCTCGTACGAAGTTATATAATTAGTAGTATAAGAGGTGTTCGTACTTCTAGTAGTGTTCTTTGCGGTGTTCGTAGCATAACTAGTATTTGTAGCAAACGAAGTATTTGTATTGTTTGTGTGTGCACCAGTATTATTTGTAAACTGTGTTTGGTAACTAGTATTTGTACTATTTGTGTGAGCACCTGTGTTGTTTGTAAACTGTGTTTGGTACTGAGTATTTGTATTATTTGTGTGAGCACCGGTATTATTTGTAAACTGTGTTTGGTACTGAGTATTTGTATTATTTGTATGAGCACCAGTATTATTTGTAAACTGTGTTTGGTACTGAGTATTTGTATTATTTGTGTGAGCACCTGTGTTGTTTGTAAACGTAGTTTGATACTGAGTAGCGGTATTGTTTGTGTGAGCACCAGTATTATTTGTAAACTGTGTTTGGTACTGAGTAGCTGTACTATTTGTAAAGCCAGTCGAATAACAAGTGTTAGTAGCCCTTGTAGTATTCGTATTGTTAGTATGTGCACCAGTATTATTTGTGAACTGACTTTGGTACGCAGTATTCGTACTATTTGTAAACTGACAAGCATACGAAGTATTTGTACTATAACTAGTATTAGTACTATTTGTAAAGCCAGTATTATTTGTATGAGCACCAGTATTATTTGTAAATCCAGTATTATTTGTAAACGCACATTGATACGAAGTATTCGTAGAATAACTAGTGTTAGTAGATGCTGTTTGAGCTGTTGTTCTAGCAGTATTTGTAGAGTATGACGTATTAGTAGATACTGTAAATGCACAAGCATAGGAAGTATTTGTACTATAGCAAGTATTCGTATTTACAGTAAACTGACAAGCATACGACGTATTTGTAGCGTATGATGTATTAGTAGATACTGTTACATTATCTGTTGTTCTATTTGTATTTGTGTTCCATGCCGTATTTGTACTTCTAGTAGTAGTATTTGTAAAGGTAGTATTGTACGAAGTCGTAGTATTACGAGTAGTGCTATTAGTGAAATCTGTATTATACGAGGTTGTAGTATTCCTAGTTGTAGCATTTGTAAAGCTAGTGTTGTACGAGGTTGTAGTATTCCTAGTTGTAGCATTTGTAAAGCTAGTGTTAAACGAAGTATTAGTACTCTGTGAGGTACTATTTGTAAAACCAGTAGACCTTGATGTGTTAATCGTCGTGTCATACGAAGTATTAAAGGTCGTGGTTGTATTGTAGACTGTCGTTGTTGCATGATCAGTCTCATACGTCGTAGTAGTCGTAAAGTTAGTTGTTGTATTAAATACAGTTGTTGTCGCACGCGTCGTGTTATACGTGGTTGTAGTTGTAAAGTTAGTAGTTGTATTAAATACTGTAGTGGTTGCCCTGCTAGTATTATAAGTTGTTGTGGTAGTAAAGTTTGTAGTAGTATTAAATACTGTAGTAGTAGCTCTTGTAGTATTGTACGTAGTAGTAGTAGTAAAGTTTGTAGTAGTATTAAATACTGTGGTTGTTGCTCTACTTGTATCGAACGTAGTCGTAGTAGTATACGTTGTTGTACTATCAAACGTAGTAGTAGTCGCACGAGTAGTTGCGTACGTAGTAGTTGTAGTAAAGTTTGTAGTAGTATTAAATACAGTTGTTGTATCTAACGTAGTGTTAAACGTAGTGGTAGTGGTAAAGTTTGTAGTAGTATTAAACGCTGTAGTAGTATCACGAGTAGTTGCATATGTCGTGGTAGTAGTAAAGTTTGTAGTAGTATTAAATACAGTAGTTGTAGCACGAGTAGTTGCATACGCAGTAGTAGTAGTAAAGTTTGTAGTAGTATTAAAAGTAGTTGTGGTACTTCTAGTAGTGCCAAACGTGCTGGTAGTACTTTTACTAGTGTCAAAAGTAGTTGTAGTACCTACTCCTGTATCGAATACTGTTGCTGTATTTACATTTGTTTCAAATGAGCACGTAGTACTAAACGCAGTTTCCTGTGTTCCAGATACAAAAGTAGTTTCAGTATTGGTCGATCTTGCTGTATTGTGTATAGCGTCAAACGGGCCCGCTAAGGAGCCTGCGTCGTTTACGTAAACGTGATTGACACGACGAATCGTGCCCCCATCGTTAACTGCTATAAAACGTATCGTCCGGAGTGTTCCGCCGTCGTTACAATAAATCGCCATTTAGTTTCCTATGAGTATACGTACCAAACGTGGCCGCTTGATGTACCACTGGTGGTAGTTGGTGCTGTGGTCGTGATAGTATACGGCAGTCTTGCTGCTGCAATAGTTCCCGACATCTTTGTACCTGGTACGTCCAGGTTAGTAACCTGTCGGCTACTGTTAACGATTTCTGTTCCGTCTACACTAAGACCTGCGTCTTCAATGTTAAATTGTAATTTTTGTCCCATTTTTTATACCTCGATTGCTTGCCTAATGGCTTTAAATGTCATGTTGTCTGTTGATGCTGGGGTAACTCTCAATCTTAAGTTACTACCACTTATATCTGCATCAAAAGTAGCCTGTGCTCCATTGTCAAAAATAGATGCGTACTGCGTTAGATAAGCTGTGGTTCCGTCATGGAAGCACAAAATTTCAATTGCTTGGTAGTCCCCATCAGTAGTATTAGCTACTGATACTAGCCATTTACAAGTTCTGTAAGTGGCTTTAGCAACAGTATCAAGTGTTTGTTGTCCTGTAGAGTTACTAGTAAGAGTAGCAACATTTAAATGTCCTACATCTTGTATGTTTAAGTCTCCGCTTACTTTTGCAGTATCAGTAGTTGCGTTGCCAAAGGTTACGTCCCCTTGTGTAGTAATATTACCATTAAACTGAACGTTGCCCGTCATGGTTTTTCCGCTTAGAGCTGCGTTACTTAATTGAAGAGCTTGTACAGATGCACTAGCTATCTTACTAGTGCTTATTTGGTTCGCTCCTATCTTGGCTGATGTTACGGAGTTAGCTCCTAGTTTTGCTGTTGTTACTTGAAGCGCTCCAAGATGGATAGTATCAATACTGCCTGTAGCTATTTCTGAACTATCAACTGCGTTTGCAGCAATTAAATCTGCTACAATTGTTCCACTTGGTATTTGTGTAACTGTTACTGAATTTTGTGCTATCTCAGAACTGCCTACTTGGTTTGCTCCTATCTTAGCTGATGTTACAGCATTAGCGGCTATCTTTCCAGCGATAACTGCGTCAGTAGCTAAAGCGGTAGAATCTACTACTCCTGCTCCGAAGTCGGTGGATTGGCTAATAGCACCTGCGGCTATCTTACCCGATATTACAGAATCAGCTGCTAGTTTTGCTGACGTAACTTGTAAAGCTCCTAGATGTATAGTATCTATACCTCCAGAAACTAATTCAGAGGAGTCTATTGAGTTAGCGGCTAAATGCGAAGCATCTAAAGAACCAGCTACAATGCTCTCTGCTGTTATGGAGTTGGTAGCAATTTTTGCACTAGATATAGCATTATTTGCAATATCTCCTGTGGCAATTGTACCATCTAAAATTTGGTCTGTAGTAATCTGCCCATCATCAATATGTCTAGTAAGAATACTGTTAGAAGCTATCTTAGTACCGTCTATAGCATTAGCTGCTATCTCTGACGTTCCTACAGCGTTTGTTTGTATCTTGGCTGCTGTTACAGAGTTACCTGCTAGTTGTGCCGTATTAACTTGTGCGTCATCTATATGTTTGGTTAGAATAGAGTTCTGAGCAATAGATGCACTAACAATTGCGTTTGTTGCAATTTCTCGTGCAGTAATATTATTCTCTGCTATCATTGCTGATTCTACAGCATTTGCTTGAATTGTTGCGCTACCTGTTACTGCTGCTGAACCATTGAAAGAGGCGGACGTCCAAACGACATCTCCAGTCATTCCAATTGTTCTTCCAGTAGATAGTATAGTAGCTTCGGAAGCTGTTGCTGCGTTACCTGAAGTATCTTGATTACCTGCTGCGTTAACACCCGGTAAGTTAATATCTGCTGAACCGTTGAAAGATACTCCACCAATATTTCTAGCAGAGGCTAAGGTTGTTGCTGTATCTGCATTACCTGTGACAGCTCCTGTTACGTTGCCTTCTATGTTTGCTACTAATGTAGCTACTGTATATCCTGCAGCACTTAAGTTAACTGTAGTAGTTGGTTGTGTTTGTAAGTCCTTAAAAAGTCTCCACTTTCCAGAAGAATCCGCATCTCTAAATATACCAGAGTATAAATCTTGCGAACCCGACGTATCATATAATCCATAGATACCTATGTCTACAGCATCAGAACTATTGTTACCAGTAGCTAATGATATGAGTGAATCTCCAGAAGTAATTGTAGTAGCGGAAGCTATGAAGCTAGAGCCTGATACTGTAACATCTCCTGAGAAGTTAACATTACCGGACATGGTTTGTCCACTTAATGCATCTGATTTAAGTTCTGCGGCAGATACAGCGTTTGCTGCTATGCTATCAGCATTTACTGCGTCGGTTGCAATTTTTGCATTAGTTACGTTGTCATCTGCTATTTTTGCTGTTGTGACTTGTGAGGCGC